AATAGAAGCCCCAAAATGTGAAAGGTGTAAATTATGAAAAACAGTTCTTTCGTTCATCTTCACGTACATACAGAATATTCAAAACTTGACGGATTCGGATCACCAGATAACTATGCTAAGAAGGCAAGTGAAATGGGATTCGAATATTTGGCTTGTACAGACCACGGCAATATTGATGGTCTCATTAAATTTCAAGGTGCCTGCGAAAAGTATAATATCAAACCTATACTTGGATGCGAGGCATATATAGTCCCTCAAATAAGTAAAGAAAGAAAAAATGGTCATGTACTATTGCTTATTAAAAATAGTACCGGATTTAAGAACCTCTGCAAAATGCTATCTTTTGCAAACATCGATGGATTTTATTATAAGCCTAGAATAACTTCTGAAATATTATTGAATCACTGCAAGGGATTAGTTATATCAACCGCATGTGTGCAGTCATTTGTTACTGCAAATAAAGATGGTGTACCTTTAGCTAAAAAATTAATTGACACTATTGGTGACGACTTCTATTTTGAAGTCATGCCTAATAATATGAGAATGCAGAAAAAACACAATAGAGTTATAATCAGAACCGCTAAATCCTTTGATCGCAAAGTCATCGTAAGCAATGATTGCCACTATATAAATAGAAGTGATTGGAAAGCCCAAGAGGTATTACTGGCTGTTCAAAAAAAACAAAAATGGACTGATAAAGATAGATTTAAATTCAGCATACATGGTTTATACTTGAAGTCATTCGATGAAATGAAATCCAGTATGGAAAATATCGGTCCTTATAAAAAAGAATGGATGTTGAACACTTTGGAAGTTGCCGAAAAATGTAGTAATTTCAGAATCAAGAAAAGAAAAGTTAAATTACCCAATGTTCCTGAAATTGAGCCAAGTGAAGAAAACAATGCACTTAAAAGAAAATGTTTTATAGGATTTAAAAAATTATTTCTGGATGGAAATGTTGAACATATTAAAAAACCATATATCAGAAATTTTCCTGTTTACTACAAACGATTCAAAGAAGAATTTGACTTAATCAAAAGAAAAAAATTCATTCGTTATTTACTTATAGTTGAAGACTTAGTTAGAATGGCTAGACAAAAACATATACTTATGAGTCCAGGACGCGGTTCGGTTGGTGGATCACTCATTGCATACCTCTTAAGAATTACAGATATTGATCCAATAAAACATGATTTACTATTGAGTCGTTTTATTAATGAGGATCGTATTGACTACCCTGATATAGACCTTGATTTTGAAGATAGAAAAATCCACTTAGTCATACAGTATCTCAAAGAAACATATGGGTACGACAATGTAGTAGGTGTAAGTAGTTTCGGTCGAATGAAGTCAAGGGCAGTTGTTAAAGATGTAGCAAGGGTTTTTGGCGTTGAAGATAGAGAAGTAAATAAATTTACTAAACTAATTGACCAAATATCTGAAGATGGTATAAATGAAGCTATTGCAGAATTCGATGAAGCGAAAGAATTTGCAGAAAAATATCCTAAAGTCATTAATATGGCTAAAAAACTTGAGGGCCAGATACGCAACAGGTCACAACATGCAGCAGCACTAGTTATAAGCAGTAGACCGTTATCAGAATCAAACCGTGGAAATCTAATACAGTTAAAAGATAATGTAGTCATTAATTGGGAGAAAGATGATGCAGAATATATGGGATTAATGAAACTTGATGCATTAAGTTTAAAATTATTAAGCATACTTTCAGAAACATTAAGACTAATAAAAGTAAACCATAATAAAGAAATTAACTTATCTAAAATTCCACTTGAAGACAAAAAAATATTCAAAGAAATAAGCAATGGAAATAATGTTGGATTATTCCAATTAAATACTTGGGCAATGAAACGACTTATAGAAGATATGGGAGTTGAAAAATTTGACCACATTGTAGCAATTGCTGCACTTGTAAGACCTGGGCCTATGAACAGTGGAATGACTTCACAATATATTAAAAGAAAGCATGGTCAACCTTGGGCCAAAAAACATGAGGTATATGAAAAAATAACTAAGGACACTTATGGTGAGTTAGTATATCAGGAACAAGTTATGCAAGTCATTAATCAAATTGCAGGCCTGCCATATTCAACTGCTGATAAAATAAGAAAAATTATCGGGAAGAAAAGGGATGTAAAAGAATTTAAATATTTCAGACAACAGTTTATTGATGGATGCAAAGAACAGAAGATGTTTGATGCTGATGAAGCAAAAGATTTTTGGGAAGGATTACTTGAATGGGCAAGGTATGGATTCAATAGAGCACATAGTGTATCTTATGCAATACTTGGGTATTGGTGTGGCTGGATTAAGTACTACTATCCAACTGAATTTATTTCTGCATCTTTGACTTATGGTGCTAAAGATAAAAAACATGAACTAGTCGAAGAAGCATATCGAGTAGGCCTTAAGATGGTATTGCCTATGGTCAATGGGTTAAGTGATCCTATTAAATGGATTGCTAAAGACAACAAGATATATGTTCCATTTATTGAAGTTAAAGGTATTGGTGAGAAAAAAGCATTTGACGCAATAAATATTAGGGAAGCATTAAATGTATCATTATTTGATACAGATGACCAACTACAAATGCATAGTGGTGCGTTTGGTAAGTTATTAAATGATATTGGTGCATATCGTACAAATGATGATCTAGTCATTAATAAGAGCGTTCAGAAATATTTTGACTTCAGGATAGTTACTAACCCTACAGTGGAATATGAAAATCTTTATAAATTATTTGACTATGGTATAAAGATAGTTAATTTAGATGATGCGCTGCAAGGCAATTATGCCTTACTGAAAAAACTAAGACGAAAAAATAAAATATTAAAGAAAGTAAAATTCAGAAATTACCGGAAATATGTAACAAGACTTTTAAAGTGTACTAACTGCAGTTTGATTGATGAGTGCAATGCTCCAGTAGCACCATCTATGGGTATTTATAATGTCTCTATATATGGACAAGATCCTGGATTCGATGAAGATAAACAAGGTGAAGGATTTGTCGGCAAAGCAGGTATTAAGTTATGGGAATCAATTAACAAGGCAGGATATTCAAGAAGTCAATTCTTTATAAGTAACATAAATAAATGCTATCCAGCAACATCAGGCAAGTCATCTGACTCTCAAATTAATGCATGTTCCAAATGGGTTAAAACTGAGTTAAGAATGGTCAAACCAATTGTGATTCTTGCTTTGGGAAATAGTTGTATAAAGTACTTCAAAAATCAGAAAGGAGGCATAACTGAATTAAGTGGAAAAACAGAATGGAATGAAAAAAATAAATGCTGGATTTGTTGGTGCATTCATCCATCTGCAGTACTTAGAAATTCAAGCAATAAAGTCTATTACAATCTAGGTATCAATAACTTTATTAAAACACTAAATGCAATCGGAATGAAAAAAAGTGTATAATGAATCATGAATATTTTTGTTGATATAGTCAAATTTGTTTTATCACTAGCCCTAGGTGTAGTCGGCATATACCTTGTCGCCAGACTTATATCCTATGCGGCTGCAAAATCATGGTATCAAGCCAAACATAACGAAGAGGAGACAAAAAATGGGAAAGAAAAAGAAGACAAGTAGTATTCGAAGAAAGTTGCAAGGTGAAAAATTAAAAGAACGAGTTGAAAAGGGAAGACGCAATGCTACAGGAAAACAAAATTCAATTATCAAAATTGATAACATTCCTTTGTGGCGACCGAAAGATGGTGAACATATTGTAGACATACTTCCATACCTTGCAGGGGTAAACGACAAAGACACTCCGAAAGGTAACCCTACATATACTTTCGAATATCTAGTTCATAGAAATGTAGGGCCAGGCAATACTATGGTTCTTTGTCTCACTGAAATGTATGATAAACCTTGTCCTATATGCGAACACAGACAAAAACTTCGGGAAGATGGTGCAGATGATGATGTATGGAAACCACTTTTCGCTAAAAGAAGAAATTTGTACAACATCATTTGTTACGATAGAGGAGAAGAAGAAAAAGGAGTGCAAATATGGGATGAAGCATCATTTTATTCTGAAA